TGGTAAGACCCAAGTCGAAAAACTCCTTCTTCCAGTTGCTCGTCCACTCGGTAGCGTTCTCGTTCTCGCCTTCGAATTCGTACTCTTTCGCTTCTTTCGGACGACCCAGAGCTTCATAAAACGCCTTGCGATCTTCAGGGGTCGCGTTGTCACCCAGTTTGGGAATTGTGTTGCCGATCTTCCCCTCTAGTTCGGTAGCCTTGTTCGAAGTTGCAAGGTAGTCGTTGGCAAACTCGCCAACGGTCTTGAACTTCGAGAAGACTTCGTTCTTTTTGAGGTCGTCCGGCAACCCAGCTCGCCATCCTAGCGACTCGGGTGTCTCTGTCGATGTTTCGGGCTCCAATACTGCTTCAGGCATTATGTTCTCCGTGAGAAGTGTACTACGCAAAACGAGGGACTAGAATCAGCCCCTCAAAATTAGGTTCCAGACACCAAGGCGATGCCGAGGTTGGTTCCGGTCATCACGACTTCAGCGATAGAGCTGATCGCAACCGTCGCAACGTTGGCAGCGTTTGTTCCAGCCTGCGCAGTAATGACGTTCGCACCGCTGAGATTCTGAATGCAAAGCCGATGTCCGGGCTGGCATACAGGGAAGATCAAAGTCAGGGCGACGGAGGGGTTGACCGTAATCAACGAAGCTCCGGCCTGCTGCACATTGAGCGTATAGGGGCTCGTGGCGACCACGCCTAGATCGACCTCTCCGTAAGTCTCAAGCGTGGGAAGAGTCTGCGTCGGCTTGTCGACGAAGCCTGCACGCTCCTGCGGAACACGAAGCCCATCGCCACCAGGCCATTGAACGTTATCGTAAGTGCGGCTGACTGCCATATTTACCCCTTTACCATTCCGAGATCAATCCAGAGCTTGTCGAATGCCCCTGCTTGTCGAGCGATCAAAACTGCTGCGTTGTGTTCGGCGACTGCAACAGGGTCCAGTGGATTCAGTGGATCACCAAAATGGGCCGTCGTCAAGATATCTCCTAAAACAATTCTACCCTCCATCGTTCCAAAGACATTTTTGTACATCTGCTGCATGTCTTTGGCGGCTTGAATCTGATCCTGAATTTCTTTACTGGGCTGCGGCATCTGACCCCTCATCGTTACCCATCAATTTCGACAAAATACTTCCAGCCTCGGGCTGCTTCGCCAGTGCGGACGCGGCTTTAGCGAGCTTCGGCAACGTCTCTGCCTGCCGCTGCTGCGCTGCAACCTTGTTGATTCCCTCGACGATAGACTGGAAGGTCTTCGCATCGTAGACGATGTCGACCGGCGCGTTCATCGCATCTCTGACGACACGCAAGATTTCTGGAGCGTTGACTGCGTGCGTAATCGTCGGATCGAACTGCGCAACCTGCTGGACGACTTGCAGGAAGGACTGGATCGAGCGGATCGTCGTGAGGCGGGTCTGGGCCTGTGCGAGGGGTCCAAGGTACTCGACTTGCACTGGACCGTGGATCGATTGCAGCAAGATCGCAGGAGGCTCGGGGATGCGCCCCGCAGCTACCTCAATGGCGTACACGCGATTGATGAGTGGGTTGAAGGCTTCCGATTGAAGATTCCCTACGCGCGTCCCGAGGATCGCCGCCTTCTCACCTTGCAACTCTGCGATCTGCTCCGTAACCATACGCTCGCTCTTACCGCCTGCGGCGAGCTGCGACATCATCATAAAAACGTCAGTATGGAAATACTGATTGATTATCTTCGTGACGCGATCTTGGTAGTCGATGCTGAACGGTAGGTTCTGCACGCCCGTCGTGAGCGGCATGGGGGCTCGTGATCGTATATCACCGCGATTCGCCTCAACGTAGGTAATTCCATTAGGGCCGCGCTGAATAGCTCCCCGCATATCAGAGAAAGCCACGAGAGGCGGCTCTGCGGCTTGCTGAGCCGTAATAAGATTTGTGCGCCCCATCTGATTGCTTTGGGCGATAGAAACGAACGCATCGTGCGCCGGACCACGTCCATAAACCTCATCGTTGTTCTTCCTCCAGCGCCACGAGAGAATCGGCATTGTGTCGTAGCCGCCCTCGCTCAGGAGGGTGGTTTTATTGTCGGTCTTGCGTCCACCGCCTGTCTTATTGAGGATCTTCCCACCTTGCTGATAGACCCACGAGGAGGCCCACTTCTTATTCTTCGCGTCAATCCTTGAGGGGTCAAAGTCCCGGCGCGGATAAATCGCATGAAGAACCTGGCGCTCATCATACATATTCGCCTTGTAGTCCTTCTCAAAATTCTTGTCAGCACCCTTCATGACCTCCACGCCGAACTTCTCGGCAAACTGCTTCAGGGTCATCGTGAAGACGCGGAAGCAGGTATCAACTTCGCCGAACTCGTTCTCGGCGATGAAGCACTCGCGGTAGTGGGGAACCGTGAAGACGATAGTGGCGTCCTTGATGTTCTCCTCGACCAGCATGTGCGCCGTACCTGCGGTCGCTCCGTCGGAAACAAATTCGGTGACGACATCGTAAAAGTTGGACCGATTGAAGGCCGAGTACATCACGGTCTGGAGTTCCAGCGCCCCAAACCAGACTCGGTCGGAAAGTTGAACTTACCGGGAAGCTCTAACCCAAACCAAGGCTGATTCCGGCTGCACAGATACCCGACCATCCCATCGGTGAGGATGTTCCGCGCGAGCATGGCCGAGTCGTCGTAGACCTCTTGACCGGTCTGCATTCCCGGATACTGGTCCCAGTCCTGCACGAAGCGGCGACCATGATTCACATACATGATGATGTTGTCGATCATCGGCTCCCACGGAAGCCGCTGCTGCGCCAGAACGTTCAAATACTTCTGGAGGTCCTTCGCACGCTCCTCGGAGTCTTCGGCATTACCCAGCGTCGACGGAGAGTACCCCGTAGAGTTGTAGTAATTTGATCCCATCCTGCGCGAGCCAATTGGATATGCCATTTATCCCAGTGTCGTTTTCTGCACGTTGGCCGTGCCGGATGTCCCTAGCGGACTGGAGAGGATCGTAGAGGCCATACCCCTACGCTTCGTAAGAGCTTCTGCCTGGGCCTTAGCAGCAGCCGTGGCAGCATTCGCTTGCTGGGTTGCGTCCTGCTGCTGTGTCGGGGCTTTGGGGCCTCCACCCTGCGAAGCCTCGTAGCCGATGCTGGCCCCTGTCGCGGCCAGTCCAACTCCCGCCGAGATCAACAGCGCCGTACCCGTTGCTATTCCCGACATGCTGGCACCCCACTCATCACAATATCATTTTCCAAACGATGAGATAAAAGATTTTCCGTCTCGTCGGTGAATTCGTTCTCGGCGTCGGCGATGGACGCGGCTTCGGTGGGAAAGATCATCGTCAACTGGATCTCTGTTATTGTCCGGTAGATTTGCTTCCGTCCGGGGAATCCACATAGAACGTTATAGCCGTCGTATCTAGCCCATCGATCTCCCGCAAAGACTTCGTAACTCCCCTGAGAAACAAGAAGAGTTGCTCGCTTGATAAGGACTGAGGTGAAGACAACGTTAGCCGCAATTCTAACTGTTCGTGCGTACATACCCGCATGGAATATGTGTTCGGTGCAGAACTCAATTTGCGCTCTTCCACGGATGATCTCCTCGGCTAGTTTTATTTTCTCCACACTCTCGGGAGAGGTGGCAGGCAGGGTGTTGTTGAATTTGATGATCTCGCTCACAGATCCACCATGTAAACATTACTGATGTGCGGATAGAGAATACTCAAGAGCTGGGCAAAGTTGCTGTCGACCGGAGCGCTGAAGAGGAACTTCTCGCACCCAGCCTCCTTCGCATACTCCTTCATCTCCTCCAAGAGGTCGATACCGACCCAGCACTTGCGGTTCTTTGCCGACAAGAACACGCTCTCGCTCGACGCCACCTTGCGCCCGAAGTGGGGAAGGATATAGACGAGCACGGAAGCGAAGCCTACCAACTTCTCGTCTTCGTATACGCCGAAGACTTGCATTCCCCCACCGGCTTCGAGCATTCGATAGAGGTCGGGCTGGGGTTCGGGAACCCCCAGCGCGGAACACTCCTCGCCGTACTCCTGTACGAGAGCTTCAAAATTTTCGTCGAGGTAGATTTCATCGAACGCTACTTTGCAAATCATGATCACCTTCTGATTGACATGCCGTGAAAGAGTCCGCCGTTAGTGTCTTCGTGCTGGCGACTAAGCAGCATGCGGGCGAACTCCTGATCGATTTCCGGTACGGGCGGTTTGTACTGCGGCTGTTCAAGAGCCGCGTAGCGAATGCAGTCGCAGGCATCCTTATAAGCCTCTTCAGGCTTGTCAGTCCCCAGCTTCCACTGGTAGTGAAACATATCGTAGATCGGACCCCGGTCCCCTGCGCACCCAAGCTCCGCGAACATCATCCCCGGAAACGACTTGTCCTTGACGGTCGAATAGTGGGGTTGCAGATACTCCTTCACCATTTTGTGTCCTAAGGCAATGTCCCCAGAAGCGGAGTGAGACAAGATGATGTGCTTTATTCCGCAAGCCTCCAGTTCTTCCTCCCAGGACGTTTGGATTTCTCCGTGGCTGGGCTTGTGCGCGGCTCCGAACTTGGCGTCGATGATGACCATCGCGGGCTCTTTGTAGTTGTACTCCGCTCTGCGGACTTTGACTTGCTTCGCGATGGAGTCGATATTGCCTTTGGCGAGGAGATAGGTGTACCAGTAGATCCGATTGCAGGTTCTTCCGTTGATTTCGATTTCTTCCGGGGAGACCGCGCCGAAGATCCAGCGGGTCGGACGGGCGTCGTGGGGGTCGACGACTTCGATACGCATCCAGTCGCGGGGGATGTCGAAGTCTTTGTAGAGGTGCTTCTCGCGGTCGAGTTCTTTGTAGACGAGGCCGGAGAGATGCTTCCACTTGCCTTCCTCGCGGGCTTCTCTTTCGTCGGGGTCGGTGATTTTTTTGAGATAGTTGTCGATTCCGGCACGCGGCATAAACCCCATGGTGCGACCGCACCCAGGGCAATTGTTGACGGGTCGCAGTACCCCAGCTTCAAGTCTCTCGGGATCGTTCTCGGGGATCTCGATATCGCAGGCGCGGCACCAGTCTTGGCAGTTTTCCCAGACGGCCCCACGGAAGACAGCGATCTCCTGATCCTCACCACCATTGTTGAAAGCATTGAGCGTAAAGATGTCATAGATGTAAGGCTCCTTCAAGGGGGTCATGGTGAGCCAAGACGGGGCATTGGTGCTCATCTTGCCACGCTCGGCAGCGTTGAGGATAGGACGAGGTGGAGGCTCGTCCCAGTGCAACCAGTCGACCACAATACCTTCGTAGGAGTCGGCTGGTTGGACGTACGA